TCAATAGATTTAATAGGCTTACTAAATTAAAAGCAATACTAACAAACGCTTTTATAACTAATTTTTCATTAGCAGACACGATTGTTATATCAGGAGAAAAATACAATATAAATAGTATAAATTTAGATATAGTGACTGGTAAAGCAGATTTAGAGCTTATTTCAACATATTCTGCTGTTAGCTATTTATGTTTACCTTCTTTATTTGAGGTTAGAGTAGAGGCAATTACAGGTGGTTACTTATATATATTTGACAATAAGTATGGTGTTTATCAAATGGCAGCAGGTACTTATACATTTAGTAATGTTCCTTCTGGTCATCCTATTGCCTTTTTAAACAATGGGAAAGAAACATTAATAAGCTATACAGGTACTTCTTCTGGTGGAACTAAAGCAGGAGCAGATGGAAACACCTACACTTATTATTATGGAGATGTAACGGTAACAGTAAATGGTGACTTTGGGACTATTAGTTATGAGTGTTATAATCACGGATATATGGGTGGTCAAAACAATTTGACTTATAATTCATTATGTTCAGTAACACCTACACCAACACCAGTAACAGGAACGCTAACAGTGGATGCAACTGATGTATATTCAGACAACGCATTAATAACAGCAGACCAAACAGATGAATAATGATAAGATTAATTAAAGAAACGTTAAACACAGATAATTTTTATAGAGTTAATTATTATATAGGTGTAGATACAATATTAGACTAAAAAGAAAAATGATAAAACTGATAATAGACTTATTAAAAACAGATGATTTCTACGGAGTAAGTAGAAGAATAGATATTGCTAAAGGAAGACATAAAATACCATCTACAATGAAAGAAGCAAAAGATATAATTAAACGCAACTGGTATGGCAGCTAAACTAAAATACGTTACATATAAAATTGACATAGAATCTGGAAAAGTTGAAGCTAAACTTGGAAAGGTAACGAAGTCTTTTAATGATATGGGAAAAGCAGCTAAATGGGCAGCAAAACAAACTGCTTCATTTGGTGATGCTGCTACTGTTGCAGGTAAGAGAAATGCACAGTTGATTGATAAGACTGGTCTTGCAGGTGCAACTGTTCAAGAACTTGGTCGAACAATATCGGATGCTAACTATGGTATTCGAGGTATGGCAAACAACCTTCAGCAACTATCAAGTTTATTTGTAACTCTTGTATCTACTTCTGGTGGTCTTACTCAGGGGTTAGGTCAAATGTGGAAAGTTCTTAGAGGTCCTTTAGGTCTTGTAATACTTTTCCAAACATTTATAATGCTTATAGAAGGAGGAAAAATAAACATAAGTCGTTTTACAAAAGAACAGAAAGCGTTAAATAAAGCTATGCAAGAAGGAGCTAAGTCTGCTGGAGCAGAGGTAGGTGAACTTAGAACTTTAGTTAGTATAGCAAAGGACGAATCTCTTTCAAGAGAATCAAGACAAGATGCTATTGATAAAATTAATGAAACCTATCCTGAGTATTTAGAAAACCTTACACTAGAAAAAATAAATACCGAAGAAACCAACACTGCTATTAGTAATCAGATAACTCTTTTACAAGCTAGAGCAAAAGTTCAATCTTTAACAAATCTTATAGTTAAAGAAAATGAAGAAATGTTTGAAACAATAACTAAAAGTGCAGATAAAAATGCAAATATACTTGATTATTTAAGTGCTGGTTTTACATCTATGGGAACGAAATCGAATTTTGCTACAACCTTAGCTGTAAAAGGATTGGATAGGCAACAAAAAAAAATAGAGCAGTCTCAACTTACAATATCTTTACTTGAACAAGAGCTTAAAAAAGTATTAGCAGAAGTTCCAGGAGCTTTAGGAAAATCAGGTAAAGAAACAACAGACAAACTTGCAGAGCTTTTAAATAATTACAAACAAAAATTAGTAGAAGCAGAACAAATATCTAAAGCTGAATTATTAAGAGAACAAAGAGATGCCGTTTTAAGAACAGCAAGAGCATTAGGAGCATCCATTAAACAGCTCAAGCCTATATTAGATTATTTTGATGTAGTTATAAGGAAAGCTCAAGATGCTGAAATTGCTAAAGATAAGCAGGAAAATCTACAGCTTCAGTTAGATAAATTAAAAGATATAGCTGAAAAAGAAAAGCAAATATTTACTGCTGGGAAAAGGTTTATAACCGAATTAAACCAGTTGCAAAGTTCTTCTTTTGCTGCTCAAATAAAAAGAATTGATAATGAAAGGGAAATTATACTAAATAATGACAACTTAACATCAAAAGAAAAAAACAGACTTTTAATTGAAAACGATAGAAAAAACAAAGAGGTTCAGAAGAAAAAAATAAAGTTTGATAGAGATATATTCTTAATTGAACAGGGAATGGAACTTGCCAAAATAGCGTTAAAAGCAAAAAACCAAATGGCAGAATTAGCAATGAAAGGTGCTGATAGTGTTAGTTCAGCAACTATGTCTGTTGGTGAATTTATGAGACAATTAGGTCCTTTAGGTATAGCAGCTTATGCTGTTTCTATAGGAGGTGTTGTTGCCTCTATTATTGCTGCAAGAAAAAAAGCACAACAACAAATTGCTGCGATTGCTGGAACAACTGGAGGAATTTCTGGTTCAGCTGGTGGTTCAACATCAATAGCTTCACCTGCCTTTAATGTAGTGGGTGCAACACAGACAAGTCAACTTGCTCAAACAATAGCAGGTAGTGAAGAACAACCGTTAAGAGCTTATGTTGTAGCTTCTGATATTTCTACAGCACAAGAACTTGAAAGAAGTACAATAGAGGGTGCTTCTATGGGATAATAAAACAAAATAGACCGAGTAGGGTTATTTAAGTATGGAAAAAATTATAGAACTTATTATAGACGAAGAAAATGATGTAAGTGGTATTGAAGCGATATCTCTTGTAGAAAACCCAGCAATAGAAGAAGAGTTTATAGCTCTTAAAGAACATAAAGAAGTTAAACTTGCTGAGGTTGATTCTGAAAAAAGAATATTAATGGGTGCTGCTTTAATCCCAAACAAAAAGATATACAGGGATGGTGGAGAATCTGACGACTACTTCATTTACTTTTCTGAAGACACAGTAAGAAAAGCGTCTGAATTGTTTTTTATTAAAGGAAACCAAAACAACTCTACATTTGAACATTCATTTGAATTAGATGGAATGTCAGTTGTTGAGTCTTGGCTTATAGAAAACCCTAAAAAAGATAAAGCTACAAATTATGGCTTTGACCTTCCAAAAGGAACTTGGATGGTTTCTATGAAAGTGCTTAATGATGATGTTTGGAAAGCTGTTAAACAGGGAGAAGTAAAAGGTTTTTCAATAGAAGGATATTTTGCTGACAAGATGGAAAGACCAAAAGAGAGTATCAGAGAAGACGCTTCAACACAGTGGGATAAATGTGATAATTGTGAAAATGAAAACGGATGTGACGAATGTAAAGAAGAATTAGAAGCACAAATGAAACTGGAAGAAATCATAGAAACCTTAACAAGTCAAGATGGGAAAAAGAAAAAACGCTACTAAAAGCAAAACAAGTCCTAAAACTGCAAGAAGGGGTTGTTTATGCCCAGACGGAAGGACTTATTCTCGAAAATGTTGTGACGGAACACTTCAGGCTCAGGGGTATTAGACATTTTAAAAATACAACAAAATATTTTTTATTAGTAATAAATAGAAAGTAATAATAACGTTATGAAAGCAAGTGAAATTGTAAACAAACTAAAAGACGTTCTTTTATCTTCAACTGAAAAGGAAGAGGAAACTACTCCAGAGGTTGAACTAAAAGAAGAAGCTCCTAAAGCTAAAAAAGCTAATAAAGAGGAAGTAAAAACTGAAACTTCTAATGCAGAGGTTAAACAAATAAACTATTCTGCTGATGAAGAACCTGCTGAAGAAGCTACTAAAGAAAATTTAGAAGAAGAAACTAAAGAAAACTTAGAAGAGGCTGCTCCAGTTGAGGAAGAAGAAAAAGAAAAAGAAGAATCTCCATACGTTACTAAAGAAGAACTTTCTGAGGTAAAAGCAATGGTAGAGAAAATTATGGGTATGATGGAAGTTAAGGACTACGCTAAAGCTGAAGTTCCACAAGAACTTTCTACTGATGAAGCTCCAACAGAGCCTTTATCTCATTCACCAGAAAATCAAGTAAGTGAAAAGTTAGGTGCAAATATTTCTCCTAATCAAAATTTAAACACAACTTACGGAAGAGTCTTAAAAGCATTATCAAAATAAATAATTAATAAAACAAATATAAAATGGCAACAACAACTTCAATAACAACAACTTATGCTGGTGAATTTGCAGGGAAGTATATCTCAGCAGCTTTATTATCAGGTAAGACTTTGGCAGAGGGTAATATTACAATCAAGCCAAATATTAAATATAAAGAGGTGGTCAAAAAAGTAGCAACTGATGGTATCGTAAAAAATGCAACTTGTGACTTTACAGACACTTCAACAATAACTCTAACAGAGAGAATTATAGAACCAGAGGAATTTCAAGTAAACTTAGAATTGTGTAAACAATCTTTTAGAAGCGATTGGGAAGCAGTAGAAATGGGATATTCTGCATTTGACAATCTGCCTCCTTCTTTTGCAGACTTTTTAATTGCTCACGCATCTGAAAAGGTAGCTCAGAAAATGGAGCAAAACATCTGGAATGGAACTAACGCAACAACAGGAGAATTTGACGGCTTTAACGTTTTAGTAGCAGCAGATTCAGACGTGGTAGATGTTAGTGGAAGTCCAATAACAGCAGCGAATGTAGTTACAGAGCTTGGTAAAATAGTAGATGCTATTCCATCATCAATTTATGGTTCGGAAGACTTAACTATCTATGCAGCACCAAATATCTATAGAGCTTACATTAGAGCTTTAGGTGGATTTGGTGCATCTGGTTTAGGTGCAGCAGGTACTGACAACAAAGGTACTCAGTGGTATTCAGAAGGTCAGGGCTTACAATTCGATGGTGTTAAAATTGTTTTAGCACAAGGATTAGTTAATGAACAAGCACTATGTGCTGAAAAATCTAACTTATGGTTCGGAACAGGTCTAATGTCAGACCAAAACGAAGTAAAAGTTATTGATATGGCAGACTTAGATGGTTCTCAAAACGTAAGAGTCGTTATGAGATTTACTGCAGGTATTCAATACGGAATCGGTAGCGAAATCGTTTGGTACGCATAATAAAATAATTGTATAACATAAAAAAGGTGGGCGAGATTATCTCATCTGCCTTTTTTTATAAAATAGATAAACTATGGCTTGTGATTTAACATTAGGAAGAAAAGAACCCTGTAAAGATGTCGTTGGTGGAATTAAAAAAGTTAATTTCGTTGACTTCGGAAAATTAGGTACAGTAACAACAACAGATGACAGAATAACAAATATGACTGGTACTTCAGGTGCTTTAACATACTTTGTCTATGACGTTAAAGGTAACTCATCTATGGAAACTACTGTAAACGCTTCAAGAGAAAACGGTACAGTTTTTTATGAGCAAACGCTAAACTTAACTCTTCATAAATTAACGAAAGAAGATAATAAAGAGTTAAAACTATTAGCTTACGGAAGACCACACATTGCAATCGAAGATTACAATGGTAATAAAATGATGATGGGACTTTCAAATGGCTGTGATGTTTCTGGAGGTACAGTAACAACTGGTGCTGCTATGGGAGATATGAGTGGATATACACTTACTTTCACAGCACAAGAAACAACACCATTC